AGTGGAAACCAAGCAGACGGCACTACTATGAAAATAGATTTTCTAGATAGTCCTTCCACCACATCTGCGACTACCTACAAAGTTCAGGGGAAGATGGGTAATGCCTCTTATCCAATGCAGGTAAATAATGGAAACATTGGTGAATCAACCATCACACTAATGGAAATCGCTGGCTAACCAGCCGCAAAACTCAAGGAAAAATTAATGACAGATATATCAACAGCACTCTCTTCGCTGGGAGTGACTGAGTGGGTTTTGCGTGGCGAACCTACCAGTGAAACCGAATTTAACGAAATGTTCCGCAAGGTCACTGGCGCAGATGCCAATGGCTCTGCAATCGAAAGCGACAGCCCGTCTGATTGGGGTGTCACATGGTCACAAGTATCAGCCAAGAAGGATGAGCTTGTAGCCGCAGAACCTATGCGTCTGCTCCGTGCAGAACGTGACCGTAAACTGGCTGACACAGATTGGTGGGCTACGAGTGACCGCACGATGACCGATGCTCAGACTACATATCGTCAGGCACTTCGGGATGTCCCTGCAAGCTACTCGTCACTGGATGATGTTGTCTGGCCTACTAAACCATAAGGGGGCTTATAGATGACACGAGCAAGAGATATTGCAGACCTCGTTGACTCCAACGGGGACATTGTTGCAGGGGCATTAGATAACGTCCCTGCCGCAGACTTGGTGAATGACACTACGCCCCAGCTTGGTGGTGCGCTGGACGCACAGTCTAACAATATTACCAGTGTTGGACAGTTGGCTATTGGAACTGCAACCCCTGCGAAACCACTGACGGTAGAAGGTGGTGGTGATTACAATATGGCTTTGCGTTCAGCTAGTAGCCGAAGCGGGTTAGCAATTCATGCCCCCGGTACTGGCACATTGGGTAGCCCATTAGCATCAGTCTTGGTCTTAGGCTCAGACAATTCCTTCCGACTTGGCACACAGGCTTACTACAATCTCATTATGGACCAGAGCGGTCATGTAACGATGCCGCAACAGCCAGCCTTTAGAGTTAATTGTAATGTAGGCCAATCTTTAGCAACTAGCTGGCAAACTGTAGGATACGGTACAAACCTCACGCAAAGAGGCAGTGGGTACAATACCTCTAACTTTATATTTACCGCCCCTGTAGCGGGTTGGTACCAATTCTCAGCAAGCTGGACTGCCACTAATAATGCTGACACTGACGGGACTTTCGCTTTGTCAATAAATGGTTCCTTCAGCAACGTTATAAACTCTGTTTCAATGCCTAATACAGGGCCACCCTATGAGGGTCACAGTGTTGCAGGATGTGCTTATTTGGCTTTCGGAGATAATGTTAGAGTTGTTCGTTATTCATCAGTCGCAACTACAACCAGAACATCTGCACAATATGGGGGCTGGTTTACTGGCTTCTTTATCGGCTAAATGGAGTAAGATATGCCAAATATAACAATAGAACTTACAGAAACCCAAATAAAGGGGTTGGAATCTGTAGCATTATCACCTTCAGATTGGGCTGATAATGTAGTTACAGAAAGAGCAAGAGTAGCAATAGATGACATTGTTACTCTTTACACAAATAAAGCACTTAATGAAGGTGTGCAGATACCATCAACGAGAGAGGAAATTGTTTCTGATGCCTTTGCTCGTTCTTGGGTAAAAACAATAGCCCAACAAGACGCTGAACTGGCTGTTGATGGTGACTGATGAAAATGTCACAGCAACTAGAGCCTGAACTCAAAGTCCAGATGGAACTGGATGCTCACGAAAAAGAATGTGCCATCCGATATGAGATGGTGCATGGCAAACTTGAAACACTAGACAAACGAATGTGGCGACTTGAAGCCATGATAATGGGGTCAACGGTAATTATCGTTGGCCTAGCAGCCTCGTTGCTTATGAAAATATAAGGAGACAGCTATGATTGGCTTACCCCCTGTTGATGCGATTGAAATTGCACTGCTTGTAGTAATCATTATTCTTATTGTTAGAAAATGATACACGTATTCCTCTTGCTAGTCTATCTAGGTACAGGAGACTTTCGTAAACTGACTAGCGGAGATATGTACTTTCGTGATGTAAACGATTGTAACTATTTCGCTAGTCGGGTTGCGAAAGCCTATGGCAACTATCAATACTCAGCATATATAGACCCCAAAGACAGGGTAACAGCCTACTGCGTACCTAAATATGTAGACCAAGACAGCGTGAGGATATACGAATGATTGATCCAATTTCAGCTATGGCGACAGCTAACGCTGCCTTTAGAACTATTAAACAGGGCTTTTCAGTTGGCAGAGACATCGAACAGATGGCCTCCGATCTGTCTCGCTGGATGGGTGCTTTATCTGACTTAGAACAGGCAGAGAAAGAAGCTAAAAATCCTCCTATATTCAAGAAACTTTTCTCTGGTTCTACTGTAGAACAAGAAGCTATACAGGCTTTTGGTTCTAAAAAGAAAGCAGAGCAGCAGAGGTATGAGCTAAAGCAGTGGATTAGCCTAACAATGGGCAAAAGTGCGTGGGATGAATTAATACGCATGGAAGGCCAGATACGTAAACAACGTCAGGAAACCATTTACAGGCAGCGAGAACGTAGGCGCAAGTTTATAGAAGTTGTAGCTGTTGTAACTATTATTCTTACAGGTGTTGGTCTTCTTGCTTTGTTTATTATGTGGTTAAGAAGTGCAGCAGCATGAGTGTGGAGACTTTCCTTAAATGGAGAATACTACCAAGGTTTATGATGCTAACGATGACCCTGATGAGTTGGCGTTGTGCGGAGTGGTTTATGAACTTGGAAGCCCCAACAGCAGCACAGTCAGCCTTTGTAAGCGTTGTAATGGGAGCCATGACAGGTGCCTTTGGTATCTGGATGGGCCACGAAAACAAGGAGTCACGATGAGCAAGTGGGATATGCACGACAGAACAACTGAAGAACAGGCTAAACAGAATAAGGAGAAGCAGGATGCTACAGGCACTAATAGGACCAGTATCAAGCCTTCTTGATAAATTTATTGAAGATAAAGATCAGAAGAACGCCCTTGCACATGAGATAGCTACCCTAGCTACTCGTCAGGCTCACGAAGCCAACATGGGGCAGATAGAAATTAACAAAGCTGAAGCACAGCATCGTAGTATGTTTGTAGCTGGCTGGCGACCCTTCCTTGGGTGGGGACTTTCTTTCGCAATGTTATGGCACTTTGTCCTAGCACCAATTACAATCTTTGGGTTTTCCTACGCAGGAGTAACAGCACCAGACTTGCCAGTATTCGACATGGATAGTCTTCTAACCGTCCTTATGGGTATGCTTGGCCTTGGTGGTTTACGTACTGTAGAAAAGATTAAGGGAAAAACGAAGTAAGTTGGAACTAGAAATAATAAGCATATTTTTGCAGATACTAACATTGATAGCTGTGGGTATTAACACAGGCATCAATATAGTATATAGGATGAAGAAATGAAAACAGAAAAACAACAGATAGATAGTCTACACGAAGCTGTAACTCAAGAACTGCTGCTCCGTGTACGCAGTGGGGAGGCTACAGCTAGTGAGTTGTCAGTGGCTGTTAAGTTTCTTAAAGACAACGGCGCAAGCCTTGATGTTATCATGGCAGAAAGCCCTATGGCTAATCTGCTAGAAGGACTACCATTTGACGTAGCGGAGCAAGTACAATGAGAGGCCATAACGCAAGTCTTACATCAAAAAACGTAACACTCCCCGCAGATCAATCGTGGGTAAAGATATTAGATGATAATCCAAGCCGTATGTATTTGGTAATTCAAAACGACCACGACAACCACTCTATTACTATAGGCTTTAGTAATAATACTACAGCACCTACCAGCGGCCTTAACCTTGATGGTTCTGCTACTGTAGGCGATAAAGCTGCTACGTGGGAGTTTGGTGTAGCACCTCTTAATGCTGTTTGGTGTAAAGTAAATGATGCACACGCACACGATATCGAAGTAATCTATGATGACTAAGGTTCCTGAACAACTCAAGGACTTTAGGAACTTTACATACCTCGTATGGCAGCATCTAGGACTGCCAGAGCCTACACCTATTCAGTACGACATTGCTAACTACCTTCAAGACAGCCCAAAGCGTTGTATCATTGAAGCGTTCCGTGGTGTAGGTAAATCCTACATCACTGCTGCTTATGTCGTACACCAACTGCTGCTGGACCCCCAGCTAAAGTTCATGGTGGTATCAGCGTCTAAAGCACGTGCTGATGACTTCTCAACCTTCACACAGCGTATCATTATGGAGCTACCTATATGTCAGCACCTAGTCGCTACAGAAGGCCAGAGGTGGTCTAAGATCGCCTTTGACGTAGCACCTGCCAAAGCATCTGGTAGCCCCTCAGTAAAGTCTGTGGGTGTCACAGGACAGCTTACAGGTTCACGTGCAGATATTATCATTGCTGATGACGTTGAGGTTCCTAACAACTCTATGACGCATATGATGCGAGAGAAACTTGGGGAAACCGTTAAGGAGTTTGACGCTGTTCTAAAGCCTGAAGGTAAGATTATCTACCTAGGTACACCTCAGAACGAGATGTCTCTCTACAACGCACTTCTGGCACGTGGATACCAGATGAGAGTGTGGCCTGCCCGATACCCTACCCTAGAACGCTCTGAGAAGGCCTATGGGGGCCGTCTAGCACCTGCGCTGTATGAAACCCTACAAAATAAGCTAGAGGCCGTGTATGGGCTTCCTACGGACCCTAAACGCTTTGATGACGAAGACCTGTTAGAAAGAGAACTCAGTTATGGTAGAAGTGGTTTTGCTCTTCAGTTTATGCTGGATACTTCACTTTCTGATGCGAACAAATATCCGCTTAAACTAAGCGACCTGATAATTTACTCCTGTGATAAAGACACAGCCCCTGAGAAGATGGTGTATGGCATCATGAAGCCCATGCACGACCTGCCTAATGTAGGCTTGTCTGGGGATAAGTTCTACGCCCCTGAAGACACAGTGGGCAGGAGTAACTATACAGGCTCTGTCTTAGCCATTGACCCCTCTGGTAGAGGTAGTGATGAAACAGCCTATGCTGTAGTTAAGATGCTTAACGGCTATTTGTATGTAGTGGATGCTGGTGGTGTTGAGGGTGGATACTCTGATACTACATTACAGCATCTCTGTGACCTTGCTAAGATACACTCAGTTAATATGGTATTGATTGAGAGTAACTTTGGTGATGGTATGTTTACGGAGCTTATAAAGCCTTACCTGCTCAGAACATACCCTACAACCCTTGAGGAGGTCAGGCACAGTAAGCAGAAGGAACACAGGATCATTGACACGCTAGAGCCTGTTATGAACCAGCACAAGCTTGTTGTAGACCCTAAGGTTATCCAGAAGGATTACGACAGTGTTCAGAACATGCCCCCTGAAAAGGGTATGAAGTATATGCTTACCTACCAGATGACTAGGATTACCAAGCAGAGAGGAGCATTGGCACATGACGACAGGCTTGACGTTCTTGCTATGGCAGTCCAGTACTGGGTGGACCAGATGGCTGCTGACGCAGATACAGAAATCAGAACAAGAAAAGAAGAAAGACTAGACCAAGAACTAGATAAGTTCATGTCTCACCTTAATATGGGACAGAGGAGCAGTAAGCAGGAGGGCTGGTTAGCTCTCTAAAGTTCCCCTATAGTGTAAGGTTGAATATAACTATATAGTAAGTAGTACTATAGTATCTTTAGGTATCCTTAGGTATGTGTATGGTGTTAGAGATAACTATAGTTACTGCTTACTGGTCTTCCCTTTGTCTTATGTATCGGTCATCAGAGTAAGTCAAAAAAATGACACAAAAATCTGAGGGGGTATATAATGTAACAATATGCGCGGGTACCCCCATGTTAGGCATACCTTATATTCTTTGGCATCCTAAACATTCTTAAACATTCTTAACAATGTTAGGCGTGGCTAAGATTCTTTGGTATCCTTAGGATTTTAAGCATTGCCTTTGTGCCTTTCTCTATCTGTTCTCGTTTTGTTCATGCTAAACAACCTATACACCTTATAATATATATAAGAACCTGTCAAAATCTTGACACTTTACCTGTCAAATCTTTGACAAACTTTTTCTTGTTTTTCTTTTTTGGTTGTGGTCAAATGAATCATCAAACGAACACAAGCCTAATCACTGGCGACAATGTACTAGGTACAGATACAAGGTGAAACAAAGCGGACAGGTGGCTAGCCAGCATAGTTTGATAAGAGACTAAAAAAGACTTGACTACCGAATGCGACTAAGACTAGACTAAGAGAATAGAAAGACACATACGCTACATAGCGACAAGACAACCCAAGTTTGTGGAAGGGCAGGCTA